TCGGTAAGTCTATTTTCTTGGGTAACATAGCAGTAAACATGGCCAAACAAGGAAAAACAGTGTTAGTGGTGTCACTTGAAATGAGTGAACTAATGTATGCTAAGAGACTTGCAGGTAATATAACTGGACTTGAAATTAACAATCTAAGACACGAAATTCCAGAGTTAAGAACCAAGATGCAAAAAGAAGTTAGTGAAAACCCATCAGGTAAGTTATTAATTAAAGAATTTCCACCAAGTACTATAACAGCATCACAGTTAGGGGCGTTTATGAAGAAGATAGAACAAAAAGGCATCAATATTGATGCGTTAGTTCTTGATTACGTTAACTTAATGCATTCACCAATTGGTAATAACAGTTATGAACGTGTAAAATATGCAACAGAACAAGTTAGAGCGTTATCCTACACACATAACTGCCCTATTATAACAGCAACACAGTTAAATAGATCTGGTTACGATACGCAAGACCCAGGATTAGATACTATTGGTGAAAGTATGGGGTTAGCAATGACTGCAGATGCAATATTTTCAATATTTCAGAACGAAGAAGACAGGGGTTTAGATCAAATAAGGTTAGGTGTTATGAAGAACCGATTTGGACCAAACTTCGGTGCCACAGAAATGAGTATACACTACCCAACGTTAACAATAAGTGATGGAGGTGGCCAAGATATGGGTAATGCGGCTGCTAACGTAATGGGTGCTATAGAAGCCCTAGCCAATGGTTGAGAATCGTAGCAAAAATCATAAATTTCTAAATGAACGGTAAAGATTACGTATTTACTGATTCGGATTTAGATGGGGTTGGTAGTTTTTTAGTACTCAAATGGATACTTGATACGGAAATTTCCTACAAAACCACCACCCATAAGAATTTTAGGGGGGACTTTGTAAAGTTTCTCAGTAAAAATAAGATTTCCGAATTTGATACAATTTATATCTGTGATTTAAATGTTAGTGACCACTCAGATTTACTTAATTATAAGAATATTGTTGTTATTGACCATCATAATGGTAAAGACAATTACGATGAGTTTACAAAACCTACTTTAGTGTTAGATAGTGACTACACTTCTACTACAAAGCTGGTATTGAAGTATGCTCTGGATACAATTCCTAATACTAACACAAAACTTACAGGCGCCAAAGCTAAATTAATACAGTTGGTGGATGATTACGATAGTTATAAGCTAGCTCAAGAAGAAAGCTTGGGTGTTAATCACGTTTTGTGGAGTTATACAGGTGATAGGGTTGCTAAATTTATACAAGAGTTCGGTGATGGGTTTAGTGGTTTTAGTTTACATCAAAAAAACATGGTTGTGTTAGCTAATAAGAAGATACATGATCAAGTAGAGAATGGAGAAGCGTTTTCTTATAAGACAAACATTGACGGTAAACCATATAAACTAATTTCTTCGGTTTGTTCCCATAATATTAACGAAGTAGCATCCGGGTTGTTAAAGAAGCATGCTTCAGATATTGTATTCATAGTAAATCCAAAATCTCACAGTGTTAGTGTACGGAAACGGTCAGGTGTAGGTGTTAATCTAAATAAACTTGCTGGTAAACTAATTGATGGAGGTGGTCATACTGATTCAGCCGGTGGAAAGCTGACAGAGACATTTTTAAAGTTTACTAAACTCTTTAAAGTTGAAGTATGAAATACGAAAATCACAATCCAGTAGAACATACCCACAGTAAAGAGATGGCGCATGCGTTCATGGGGTTTTGTTCCTTTGTTTCTATTTTAAATAACAAAAAAGTAAACCTTCCTAATATTTTTATTCTGTTGCTTAAAGATAAAAAGCTCAGAAGCCTGTTTAAGGAACAAATTGATATCGATACCGACTTCGAAATGGTTAAATTGTTTTTATTTTATGATCCATCATTACATAAGAGCAAATATATCATGAAATACATTAATAGTAGTAAAAACAAATTGATTCATTAGTGGATATAACTATAATTAGTTAGTGACAGAATTCGAAAAGCTAATTTACAACACCCACCTTAAGATAAGTAGGGTAACTAAAAACAAACCTTATAAGTTCCGAACAAATTTCGATAACCTAGAAGAAGATAAACAGTTTTTGTGTAAAAAGTTAGCTCACTTCTTTACAAAGCACAAAAATATCAATCTAGATAAGTTCTTCTATGCTCCATTTAAAATTTACCAAGACAACCCTGTTTTAGATCTAAAATTTTACACTTCTCTTAAAGCTTGTAAGTTGTATTTCGATTATGTTAACAGTTTGAATAGATCTGAAATTGATTCCAAAGAAAACAAAGACTTCTTTTTGAATTCTGGGGTGTTCATAACAGAATACTGTAACAAACACAAGATCAAATGGGATAGTTACATATCTCATAAAGAAAACAAGACAGATGGACTTAATTCCTTTTTTTCCCATCTAAAATCAGGAAATGTTTCAGTATATATGCTTTATACCTTTCCAGAGTTCTCATCTGAATATAAAAAAGCTGATAGAGAGGTGGTTGAGATGATGCTCAAGGGGGTAATTGATGATATCAGTGTATATCGAGTAAAATTTTACAATTGTAAAGAGGATTTAAAAAAATATTTCGGTAAGGTTACTAAGCTATGCAAAGAAAGAGTGGACACCTTAGTCGGATAATATATAATTATGTTAGTACGGTAATGGATGTTACCTCTACGAAAAATTAACGAACAAATATTAAAATTATAACATGACAGATATTAAATCATTATTCGAGAGCATTAAAACTGAGATGACAAAAGACTCCGGTCAGACAAATCGTTCTCAGTTTCTAAGAACAGAAGTTGGCAATACTTATACAGTGCGTTTATTGCCTAATGTAAAGGATGCAAGTAAAACATTCTTTCATTATTACACGCACGGGTGGACTTCATTTGCCACCGGTCAATACATTAACCAGATTAGCCCACAAACATGGGGTGAGCGTGATCCAATTGGTGAAGCTCGTTATCGTATTACTAAAACCGGTAGTGAAGAAGAGAAAGAAAAGGCCAAAGCGATCTTGCGTCGTGAAAATTGGATGGTAAACGTGTATGTGGTGAATGATCCCGTTAATCCTGACAATAACGGCACAACAAAGTTGTTGCGTTTTGGTAGACAGCTTCATAAAGTTATTATGGAAGCTATGCAAGGTGATGAAGCCGAAGAGTTAGGCCCACGCATCTTTGACCTAGGTAAGAATGGATGCGATTTTCGTATTAAGGTTGAGAAGCAAGGCGACTTTCCTACATATGTATCGTCAAAATTCGGTATGCCCAAAGCAATTGAAGGCATGGATGACAACAAAGCAAAAGAAACGTATGACAGCATATCAGATCTTGAAAGTGTCTTCACAGTCAAGAGTTTTGATGAACTAAAAGAACTGTTGAATGAGCATTTCTATTGCATAAGTACAGATGATGCTGCAAGTGCAACAACCACAACGGTTATTGAACAAAAAACAGCTGAACCTGCTAAGTCTGAAGAGAAAAGTGAAGCAGAATCAAGCACTTCGAACAATAATGACAGCGAAGATGATGATATTGCTAACTTGCTTAACAGCTTAGAAGACATCAAATAATGGATAAGGAATCTAGACCACCGCAGAGGCAAATGCCGCCTGGTGAACCACCTCCTGGTGAAGTACCAGTAGCACCGGTGAACCATAATGCGGGTTTAGACCCAGACTTCGATCCGGGGGCAGGGCAACCTCCCCCGGATGATCCATATAGTGATGCAATGGCCATAAGAGGCCTTTTTGGAGCAGTACATAACGATTTAGCACAACTAAATGAACACTTGGTTAGTGAATCTTCTGGGTTAAGATCAAAAAACGTAGACAAAAACGTAATGGATAGAGATATTCTAAAAGTTATGGGTCAAAATCCACAACAACCACAATTACAACCACAACCTCAACCCGGGCAAGTTGCGCACCATGTACACCCACAAGCCCCCCAACAAGCTCCTGTACAACAACCTGAAACTACTCAACACGACCCAAATCAAATTGAATTCAATTTTGATAATTCAGCCACCGCACAGGATATATTCAATAGATTATCTGATATAGAAAGAGATCAAACTAAAATA